CCTCATATTTGACCCGGAGGGGTATATTCGGTCGGGATTCGGACCAGGCCGCGCGATTCGCACTCGACGCGTTTTCTTGTGTGTTCCTTTCCGCGTCGGGAGGGGTTGCTCGAGTCGCGTGGTCTGACCTGAATCTCGGTCGAACTCCACAACAACATATTGTCGAAGGGGTGAAACTCTATGCCGCGTAAGGCAAAGCCTATAGAAGTGCCGAAGAGGCCGCCCCGTTCCCCGGAGGAGGCCGAGGATCGCCTCATCTCCCTGGCCACCACAAGGGCTGAGATGATGCTGGCCGAGGGTACGGCGCCCCCTTCGGTCGTGATCCACTATCTCAAACTCGGCACCAGTCGCGAGAAGCTCGAACAAGAGCGACTTCGCGCCGAGAACAAAATGCTCAAGGCTAAAGCCGAGGCGCTCGAGGCTTCCGCTAGAGGCGAAGAGGCTTATGCGGAGGTACTTAGAGCGTTCCGTGCTTATTCTGGCGGTGGTGTCGGTGAGGACGTACTCTGAACTGATCGAGCTTCCCGACTGGGACTCGAGACTGCGCTACTTGCAGACTTTTTCGGATCCATACGCACGCACATTCGGCGAGGGACGCTACCTGAACCAGAGGTTCTATCACTCGCCGGAGTGGAAGAGGTCCCGAGACATCACAATCGCCCGAGACTTGGGTCGTGATCTGGGCATCGAGGGAATGGAGATCCAGGGAAAGCTCCTTGTCCATCATATGAATCCGATGAAGCCCGAGGATCTCATAGATTTCGATCCTGCGGTGCTCGATCCGGAATACCTCATAACCGTGTGCCACGATACGCACAATGCTATACACTACGGCTTCGCTCGAGAGAGTGAGCTGATCGAACGTCGAGAGGGCGACACCAAACTATGGTGAACAACTATCGAGACGAGCTCTTTCACTACGGCGTTCCGGGAATGAAGTGGGGGCGACGTAAGACCTACCAGAAGGTCGGTCAACAGACCATCGGCTCGAAGTCCACAGCGCAGATCATCGCCGATAAGCGGGCCGCGCTTCGCTCGGAAACCCAAGGCCGATTCGCCAAGGCGTCCGTCTCGTACTTCGCCAAAATGGCCGGAGTCCAGAGAGGTGCCGCCAACGCGAAGAAGCAGCACGACGCCAAAGTCGAGCGAGAGCGTAAGAAGAAAGAACGGGAGCGGATCCGTGCCGAGAAGGCCGCCGCTCGAGCAGCAAGAAAGGCGGCACGAGGCAATTGACCCGTTACAAGGACGAGCTGTTTCACTACAGCGCGAAACCCTCCGCTGCACAGCTCCTTCGCAAGAAGAAGCGCATTGCGTCAGAAGAGGACGCTCAGGCCGACGAAGAGAAGGTGCCTAAGAAGAAACTTTCCCGTCGTCAGATGCTCCTCCAGGCACTTCAGAAGAACCCGGCGAAGATCGGGACTGATGCGGATGAGCCCGAGGAGGACGAAGAAGATGAGCCGGAGCAGGACCTCTCGGTAAAGTCCAAGAGAAAGAAACTAGCTTCTAAGAGTGTGAAGGGCAAGCCCCGCTTCCCGCTCAATAAGGGTTCGCGCTGATGGCCGATGGGTCGATTCTCCAGACAATCAAGAAGATGCTCGGCCTCGAGGCATCGTATACGGCATTCGACGAAGAGCTCGTCTCGCACATCAATTCGGCGATCTTCGAGTCGGCCCAGCTCGGCCTGCCTCGGTTCTACATCACCGGCCCGACCTCGACGTGGGGCGAATGGCTCGGAGAGGACGAGTTCAAAATCGAGGCGGTAAAGTCGCTGATCTACGCACGTGTTAGACTCGACTTCGATCCGCCGAACAACTCGTACGTCACCGAGGCGTTTCATAAGCGGATCACTGAATTGCAGTGGCGTATCAACCAGGAGAAAGAATTCTCATGAGCAGCTCCATCTCTCGCCCCGAGGATGTCCTTGCGCACCACGGCGTCAAGGGTATGAAGTGGGGTATTCGCCGTTCTCGCAAGATCAGCGGCCTGAGTCAGACGGGCCCCAAGAAGCAGGAGGCCCGCAAGGCGTCGTCTCTGTCCGACGCAGAGCTTCAGCGTCTTGTGAACCGCGCTAACCTAGAGCGCCAGTACAACCAGGCTTACGGTCCTAAGCCTTCTCAGCGCAGCCGTCTTAAGAAGCAGCTCGCCTCGCTTCCGGGCGACATCGCCGTGAGCGCCATCCGTAACGTCGGCACGAAGTACGCCACCAATTATCTCGACAGCGCCGTATCCGCAGGAGCCAAGGCCTCCAAGAAGCGGAAGAAGAGGAGCTGAGCTCATAGATGCTCAGCAATACCGCAACACCGCGTTATTACGCTGAGTTCCGCGCTCGAGTCCTGTCTGGCGAGATACCAGTATGCCACGAAATCGAACTGGAGATGAATAGGATCGATGACCGTGTTCGTAATCCTAGTTTCTACTACGACGATCTTGCGGTCGAGGGTTTCATCCGCTTCTGCGAATCGGAGATGACTCTCACCGACGGTCAGGATCTGGTCCTTCTGGACTCGTTCAAGCTCTGGGCCGAGGAGATCTTCGGGTGGTGGTATTTCGTCGAGCGCTCGGTCTTCGTTCAGAACGAGAACGGTCGCGGAGGACATTTCGAGAAACGCAAAGTCAAGCAGCGCCTCATCAATAAGCAATACATCATCGTTGCTCGAGGCGGAGCCAAGTCTCTATATGAGACGCTGCTGCAAGCGTATTTTCTCACGATCGATACCACCACGACCACACAGATCACTACCGCTCCGACCATGAAACAGGCCGAGGAGGTCATGCAGCCTCTTCGGACCGCCATGACTCGGAGCAAGGGTCCGATGTTCTCGTTCCTGACCGACGGCGAGATTCGAAATACTTCGGGCTCCAAGGCTGATCGTCAGAAGCTCTGCTCCACCAAGAAAGGGATCCAGAACTTCATGACGAACAGCATCGTTGAGGTCCGCCCCATGTCCATCGACAAACTTCAGGGGCTCCGTCCCAAGCTCTGCACCGTAGACGAGTGGCTCTCCGGCGATATTCGAGAGGATGTCGTTGGCGCTCTTGAGCAGGGAGCATCCAAGGTCAACGACTGGCTTATTGTGGCTGTCTCCTCCGAGGGCACGGTTCGAAACGCCAGTGGTGACGACATCAAGATGGAGCTCCTCAAAATCCTTAAGGGCGAATACCGAGACGAGCACACATCCATATTCTACTACCGCCTCGACGACGTCAAAGAGGTTGGGAATCCGGACACGTGGCAGAAGGCTCAGCCGAACCTCGGCATGACCGTCACATACGACACGTATGCTCGAGACGTTGAGCGCGCCGAGAACGTTCCCTCGGTCAGGAATGATATTCTGGCCAAGAGGTTCGGTCTCCCCATGGAGGGATACACGTACTTCTTCACCTACGACGAGACGATTCCGCATAGGAAGCAGGATTTCTGGCAGTTGCCTTGTGCTATGGGTTGCGACCTATCTCGAGGCGACGACTTCACGGCATTCACGTTCCTGTTTCCCCTCAGCGGAGATCGTTTCGGCGTGAAGACTCGGTGCTACGTTTCCGAGAAATCCGTCCTGATGCTCCCCGCATCACTGCGACGCAAGTATCAGGAATTCCTCGACGAGGGCTCCCTTCAAGTCATGGACGGAACCGTCCTCGACATGATGGAAGTCTACGAGGATCTCGATCGCTATATTCTCGACCAGAATTACGACGTTCGAGCAATGGGTTTCGACCCGTACAACGCTCGAGCGTTCGTGGAGCGCTGGACTCGAGAGAATGGCGAATACGGAGTCGAGAAAGTCGTCCAGGGCGCTAAAACCGAATCCGTACCTCTCGGGGAGATCAAGAACATGGCGTTCAACCGTCTGCTCCTCTTCGATCAGGCGATCATGCAGTTCACCATGGGGAATTGCATCGCCCTGGAGGATACCAACGGCAACCGCAAGCTCTACAAGGATCGCAGAGAGCAGAAGATCGACTCCGTGTCGGCGCTACTCGACGCCTGGGTCGCATACAAAGTCCACCGAGAGATATTCGACTGAAAGGAGGCCGGCGGTGTCATTCGCGTCCAGGCTCAAGCACGCCTACAACGCGTTCACGAATCAGGACAGATCACCGGACTGGAATCTTGGTACTTCCTACGCCAGTCGACCCGATCTCCCTCTCAGCGTGTACAACATGGACTCATCCATTGTCAACACGCTTTACAACATAATCTCGATCGACGTGGCGGCTACTCCGATACGGCATATTCAGCTGGGCGAGAATGGTCGCTTCGAGTTCGAGAGAGCGTCGTCCCTCAACGATTGTCTCGAGTTCGCGCCGAACAAGGATCAGAGCGGGCGAGCCTTCGTTCAGGACATCGTTCATACGTGCTTCGAGTACGGCGCGGCGGCCGTGGTACCTGTTGACACGGACCTGAACCCGAGGGAATCGAACACCTTCGAGATCAAGTCCGTGCGCGTCGGCTACGTGACGCAGTGGTATCCGGATCACGTCAAGGTACGGCTCTACAACGATCGCAAAGGTGAGCGTGAAGAGCTGATTCTGCCGAAGAGGACTGTAGCCATCATTCAGAACCCGTTCTACGAGGTGATGAACAAGCCGAACTCCACTCTTCAGCGCTTGGCGCAGAAGCTCACTCTGCTGGATGTCGCGGACAAGAGGGCGTACTCGGGTAAGCTAGATATTATCATACAGCTGCCCTACACTATCAAGTCCGAGGGTCTGCAGAAGCGAGCCGACGCCAGACTGAACCAGATTTCGGATCAGCTCACCAAGTCGACGTATGGAATCGCCTACGCTGACGGTACCGAGAAGATAACACAGCTCAACCGTCCGGCCGAGAGCAATCTCCTGGCCCAGATCCAGTATCTGACCAAGGAGCTCTACGCTCGACTCGGCGTCACCGAGAACGTCTTCAACGGCACAGCCAAGGAAGAGGAACTCGCGCAGTACTGGAACCGAACTGTGGAACCGATGCTCGACGCAATTTCGATCGCGTTCACTCAGACGTTCCTCACCAAGACCGCCAGAACACAGGGACAGCGAGTCAAGTACTTGAAGGATCCATTCCGCCAGGTACCGCCGTCCAAGATGATCTCGGCGCTCGACACACTCCTTCGAGACGAGGTCATCTCGTCCAACGAAGGCCGTTCGTACCTGTCCCTTCCGCCCGCTCCTGATGATGGTGCGGACGCCCTGCAGAATGCGAACATCAACCCGTCCGCCAGCACGGCGCTGGACGCATTGCCGTCTCAGGCCACGCCGGCCCAGGACGAGTACGACACTGAACCTACGGACGGAGGTCAAAATGGCGTATGACTTCAGCGGGTACGCCACGAAGAACGACCTGACCTGCTCAGACGGTCGGATCATTCGCCGCGACGCCTTCCGTGACAACGACGGAGCCACCGTCCCGCTTGTGTGGCAGCACGGTCATAACGACCCTGCGAACGTCATTGGACACGCGAAGCTCGAGAATCGCAAGGACGGCGTGTACGCCTACTGCTCCTTCAACAAGACCGACGCGGCTGAGACTAGTCGCGAGCTGGTCGAGAACGGAGACGTGGACTCGCTGTCGATCTATGCCAACCGCCTGTCTCACTCAGGACCTAGCGTGACGCATGGAAACATCGTTGAGGTCTCGCTCGTGCTTTCGGGTGCGAACCCCGGGGCGCTCATCGACAATGTGGCCATTCAGCACTCCGACGGATCCTACGAGGACGCCGAGGATGAGGCCATCATCTACACCGGCACTACCCTCTCGCACTCGGATGAAGAACCCGAGGACGAAGAGGACACCGAAGAGGAAGAGGAGGCCGACGTGGCCGACGAGGAGTTCGACGTCAACGAGTTCGTTGACTCCCTCACCGACGAGCAGGTTGATACTCTGTACGATTTCATCCAGTCCCTCCAGGACGAGGATGATGACAACGACAACGACGAGGCCGAGCACGGTTTCGGCAAGGAGGATGTTCTGGTGCACTCCAACATCTTTGAGGGTTCGGACGAGCCGGTCTACGGCGAGGTTCTGTCCCACTCCCAGATTCAGGAGATCTTCGAGGACGCTGCCCGCCCGGGCATGACCCTCAAGACTTCGTTCCTGGCTCACGCTCAGGACTACGGCATCAAGGAGCCGGAGAAGCTGTTCCCCGACGCCACGCTGGTGGACGAGGAGCCCCAGCGCGTCATGCGCGAGAACAGCTGGGTCTCCAAGGTTCTCAACGGATGCAAGCACACGCCGTTCTCCAGGGTCAAGACCCAGTGGTCCGACCTGACCCCTGACGCTCTGCGCGCCAAGGGCTACGTGAAGGCCAGCCGCAAGAAGGACGTCGTCTACGAGGTGGCCAACCGCACCACCACCCCGACCACGATCTACAACAAGACTCGTATGGACCGCGACGACATCCTGGACATCACGTCCTTCGACGTTGTCGCCTGGATGAAGCAGAACCTGCGTCTCGCTCTCGACGAGGAGCTGGCTCGCGCTATCCTGATCGGTGATGGCCGCGACGTGTCTTCC